GTTGTTATCAGTAACATCAACCCGGTTCCCAGTAACTACATCGCTATCGGCTGAAACCTCTATGCTTTCTTTTACAGTAGTGTTTATACATTGTCTACATAAAACTGTCTCGGCGGCAGCTGTTCCTTCATCAGTTAATAGTGCGTATTTAATAAATCCCATAATTTCTATTGCTTTAATTGTTTGACAAATATAAAGCTATTTTTGAAATTACAAAAGTATTTTTTATAAAAATTAAAACTAATTTTTAAAACGGGCAATAGCCGCAACCTTTACGGGAGTTGGCCGATAGCGTAAGTACTTGTAAATTACCAACTTCGTAGCCTTTACTGTTATCTTTGCGGTCAATGCTCAGGTTACTACCCTGTTTACCTTTTAGCACAAGGTAATCCGTTTCGGTGCAGAACTGCCTGAACTGTTCAAGTGTTAAAGTAAACACCTTGCCTCGTCTTTTGGCGTTAGTCTTTAGCAGGCTGTACGTGTATCCCAGCGGGTTAGTTTCTGCCTGGCGCATGTGGTGGTGCCTTGGGCAGAAACGTTTCTTTGTACCCCGCTTATTGCCGCACCGGTAAGCAGGGCAGAGGGCTTTACTTTTGTGCTTAGCTATTTTGAACATTAGAATATTAAATACTGAAGCCCTTTAGCTCCTACGTATATGCCTCCTATAATAGCAAAAGCGATTATAGCTATTTCCGTCACAATAATAAAACCTTGTAAGGGGTTACCATTTAAGTAATACTCAAATTTATTGTAGTTGGTTTTACTATACTTGTATCGGTGGTATGCCCATACCAATAAAGCGACAAGGCATATAAATATTAAAATGCATAAAGCTAATTGATTTTCAACTCGTAAATTTTTCATGGTTTCTATTTTAAGTATTTATTAATTTTAGCCTTCACGGCATCCATAAGTCTGTTTTGGTTATTGCCTTTCGTCTCCTGCGCTTTAAGCACATCCTCGTCCATAGTACCAACCACTGCCAGCTTGTTCACTACAACCGCATTTTTCTGCCCCTGGCGGTCAAGCCTTGCGTTAAATTGCTGCTCAAGCTCCAAACTCCACGTATTGCCAAACCATACGATTATATTACCGCCGGCCTGCAGGTTAAGGCCGTGCCCTCCTGACGCGGGATGCATCATCATGACTTGTATTTTCCCGGCGTTCCAGTCGTTTATATCCTGGTCCGTCTTTAGTTCCTGCGGCTTGTACTTCTTTAGCTTCTCGAGCATCCTGTCACGGTCATGCCTGTAGGTCCATGCGATAAGCACCGGGTGCCCGTTGGCCGCTTCGATAAGCTCCTCCAAAGCTTGCAGCTTTAAATTGTGTACCTCGTGGTAAACTTTATTTTCGTCGTACATAGCGCCATTGGCAAACTGTAATAATTTATTCGATAGGGCTGCCGCATTAAGGGCAGATATTTCTTTGTCGTCGCCCTCAGCGCTTACCAGGTTCATAACCTGTTCCTTCTCGAAGTCGTCGTATTGCTTCTGCAAGTCGGGCGGCATATCAATACGCACAATATTATTAATACGCTCGGGTAAATCTAAATAATCTTTTGCTTTCATGCTCATACAAATGTCGCCTATCTTAGCATAGATTTGCTGCTCCCCCGACTCTTCAAGTTTATAACTGTACGTTATCGAGCCGTTACGCTTATCCGGCCTGAAGTACGTTTCCCGGTAGGTAGTAATAAACTTGCCCAGCCTTGCCCCGCGGTCAAGTAAATATATTTGGCTCCACAAGTCTATAAGGCCGTTAGGCGCAGGCGTACCGGTAAGGCCTACCACGCGGCTAAACGATGGCTGCACCGCCTTTAATGCTTTAAAGCGTACTGACTGCGGGTTTTTGAAACTGCTAAGCTCGTCAATCACAAGCATATCAAACGGGGTGCGGGTGCCACCAAACTGGGAACAAAGCCACGCCACGTTATCCCTGCCTACGGTGTACACATCTGCCGGTTGCCGCAGGGCAGCTTTACGCTGCTTCTCGTTGCCCAGTATCTTAGATATACGCAGGTGCTTCAGGTGTTCCCACTTGCCAATCTCAGCACTCCACACACTTTCAGCTACCCGCTTAGGGGCTATGATAAGCACGGCGTTTATTTCCAGCTCTTCATAAATTAGTTTGTTGATAGCGGTAAGGGTCGATACGGTTTTGCCTAAGCCCATTTCAAGCAGCAGCGCCCCGTGTGTATTTTCCATTATGTGGCTTACAGCGGTATGCTGGTAGCCGTGCAGGTTTGACTCGTTCACGGTATCAGATTTTTAAAAAACTCAACAATAACATCAACTGTCCAGCCGTTACCTAAGCCTTTAAATCTTTGGCTATCGCTTATGACCGATGTATAATTATCAGGCAGGGTTTGCGCCCGCTCGGCTTCTGTAGGGGTTAGACTTCTCCATGTGTCTACATCAAAATCGCCTACGTTAGTACGGCTACCGAAAGAAGAGGTTATACTGTGAACCTTACCTGCTATGTGAAAAACTCTGTCCTGCATATACGGCTGCATACCGTTGCAGCGAGTACTTGAGTTTATTTGATTTGTCTTATAAGCTACTACGCTATCTTTACGGACGGTGGTCAAGCTGTTTAATTTTTGGCTCTTATTAAGTTCTAAAGTCTGTACTGTCTTATCCCCTGCGTAACGGTCGCGTATTGCTGCTCCGTAACCTTCTACCCCGTCTTCGAGTATATCTTTAATTACTATGCCTTTATCTGCTGGCGCGCTAAAGCCGCGGATATTTGTCCAGTATAAGCGCTTACGTACTTGGGCAGAAACTATCGAACTGCAAACTTCTATAGGCTCTACCCCTAAAAATGAACTTATAACCGCTTGGTGTTCCTTTTTCATTTTAACATTCTCAAGGAAAAACTTAACGCCGGGATTATACTCCCGTATCTCGTTGAGTATTCTCACGTACTCAAAAAACAATGCGCTGCGGGGGTCTTCAAAATTCAACTGCTTACCCGCAAAGCTAAAGCCTTGGCAGGGGCTCCCGCCGATTAGTAAATCTATATGCGGCAATATTAAATCTAAGCCTGCTATTTTAGTAACGTCTCCGAGTTGTTGCGTTTTAGGGTAGTTATGCTGCGTAACTTTTATGGCGTGCTTATCTATCTCGCTTGCGAAGTAATTAGCTACGGGTACACCTGCGCGCTCAAGGGCTACCTGCCCGCAGCTAATGCCGTCGAATAGGCTAAGTACATTTATTGGTTCCATGGTTTAAATATATTTTTAATCTGCTCGGCGGTGTCTGCCACTTCAACGCGGAAGCCCAGCCGGCGCAATTTGTTATGTACTAATTTTTGTATCTTTGTCGGCGTTTTGCCTTTACGCTTCGTTTCCACGAAGACAACTACCCCACCGGGTAACAGCGCCATACCATCAGGTAATCCGGTTATATGGATTGTAGGCAGCTTTATAAGCCATCCGTGCAGCTCTGACTCTACGGTACGCTTCAATGAATTCCAAACGACTTTCTCGCTTAAGGTACTGCTCATACTCTTCGGGAGTTTCAAAGTTAATTTTGCTTTGTAGTGTCATTCGTAGCCTCCTCCCACTCATGCTCCGGGTCATACGAAAAAGGTATATTTCCGTCTCTGTCCATGATAAACTTTGTTGAGGGCCCTTTAAAAAGTATTACGTTTCCATTTTCGGATATTCTTAACAACTCACGAGCTTCTGCTTTATCCTCATGTAGGAAATATTTTTTACCTACTATTAAATCTTCGTTTGATAACATGGTTTTTATTTTTTAAGTTGATAATATTTTTGTTTGCCGTATAGGCTAAAATTACGTGTTGAATTGATAAACTCCCAGCCTTCGATATTTCTGACAATCGTATTCAGTTCCCGGGATTTGTACGGGTCTAAGTCTTCACGTTTTTTACCTAAGCACTCACACCATATCTCGGCAGTACAAACGTACTCCCGTGCCTCAGTACCTTTAACAAGCGGGTCGGCTAAATACGCCCTGCGCTCTAACTCGTCTTTACTATCCCAGTCGGCAGATACGGGAGTGTTAAGGTACTGCTCAATTATGCCCTTGCGCTCGTCGGTTTCGCTGTGCTTCATCTGCTCCACTGCTGCGATTGCCTCAGCATCACGGCTAAGGTATAGCGGCTCTTTGGCTTTGTACAGCGTTACGGCCTCAGCCCATACCTGGTTAATATTAGCCTCGTCATTTATGAACTGCCACAGTACAGGGTTGTCTACCAACTTCACAGGTTTGGTATCAATCGGCATAAAGCGGCGGTTACCTACCGGGTCTTTAAGAAAGTCGCGGCGGTTTGTGGTGCCGCCAAATATGCTTTGCCTCGGGTAGGTTTCAGTCGTCCTGCCATACGCTGGCCTAAAAGTATCTTCTTGTTTAGATATAAAGTGCCGTATACCTTCTACCTCGGCATTCTTTAGCCCGGCAAGTTCTGCCATTTCAATAATCCATGCCCCTTGCAACTGCTCAAAACTCTCTTTACCCTGCAACGTGCTGAAGCTATCACTGAACCATTGGCGGCCTAACGCTTTCAGGAACGAGCTTTTACCCGCCCCCTGTATCTGCGCGCCTACCAATACCAGTACAAGCTCAAACTTAATGCCGGGCTGCATAACCCGGGCCACGCCGCCTACCAGCCATTTACGCATAGCCTCGCGGGTGTATAGCGTATCGTCTGCACCGAATAAGTTTATCAGTAGCGTATCTATACGCTGCACACCATCCCATGTTAGGCCCCTAAGATAGTCTACTACGGGGTGAAAGTGGTTTTTTTCAAATTCCAGGCTTATGCTATCCTCAATCTTTTGCGCGCCGGTAATGCCGTAAATACTTTCTATGTAGTTGCGGATGCCTGAGTAGTCTACATTGCGCACCGGTTCGGGCTTAGGCACTTTACGCCAGGGCAGGTTATTAAACACATATCGTTTACTATCAAAGTCGTTTAATCGGAACAGCTTTTTAAGGCGGTGGTCGTTGGCAAATATTAAGTTGAGGTTTGTAGCACTTGACAGGTAATTTTTACGGCCGTCAATTTCTAAATCCTGCATCCAGGTAATGTCCTCAGCTTCGGGGTCTGCCTCGCTTAAGTCTTCGGGCATATCCTCATTGAAGTCGTAACGGGCATCGCTCAGGGTATCGGAGGCAATTAGCTTACGTACTGCTTTGTCCTCACGGGCGAAGTCGTCCATAGCCTTGTAACTCTTTGTAGCTTTGCCGGCAGTAAGCCCTTCGTCTAAATGTCCAAAACGGTGCACACGAACCAGGTCGAAAGCGTTTGACAGCTTGCCGCTGCACGGATCGGTACCGTGATGCGAGAACGCAAATTTATCGTCGTAGACAATAAGCCCGGCAGCCGTTGTACTTTTAGAATAGGTGTAGCGGTTCTCAATATCAGTAGGCAGGTACTCGTCTGTAAGGAACTTGGTAATTGCCTCAGTCATAGTGTACGCCCTACAGAATGCCCCTACGATACCTTTTTTCGTTTCGGGGTCTTCCTGCTTATCAGCATGCGCCCGTACCTGGTCGAACTTGGTTTGCGAGGTAGGCCATAGACTGCTGTCTTTCCAGTCGGCATAGGTGGCAAGCACCTCGTCAACGTCTACCGCTGGTCCCGATTGCGTCCTAAAATAGTACTCCATATCTTTAGGAGTAGAAGGCCAAAACATTAAGCGGTTAGGCTCGAAGGTAGTGTTATCGAAAAGGTCGATACCTAAATCCCCTGCGACTTTACGGCCTGCAGCCACGTATTCGTCGGGCGTGCATTCGCGGTTAAGCGGTATGATAAGGCGGTAACGCGGCGAAGCCTCACAATGCTTATGCGTGGCATGCAGCACGGCGGCGCAGTCCATCATTAAAGTGAAGTCGTCCCAAAAGTCTTTGTGTGCGAAGTCTATATCCAGCGTAAGCAGCTGGCGGTGTACAACGGTATCGTGCTTACGCTTGCCCCCTCTTAGGTAGCCCCCCACAAAACCGCCTACATCTTTAATACGCAGCTGCTCCTCACGGGTTGCGCCTAAGAACTCCTTAAGCGTTTCGTTCGTCTTTACCGTTTCGCTTAATCGCTGCACAAGCTCCGGCCACGTAACTTTTTTATTTTTCCAGCTTGGCGAGTTGTACCGCAAGCCGGTTGCTATGTCTATTTTGATGGTGTTCATTAGTCGATATATACAGGTGTCTTATACGAGTCTATAATCTCTTTAGCTTCTTCTATGGACCCGAAGGTATTAACGTCGTTCCACTGTATCCAAAAAGGGAAAAACAAATACCACACCTGTATCTCATATCCTAAATATGCATCCCTAACAATTCTGAACCTTCTTATTCTCATGGTTATTCCTTTTTATAAAAATTTGTTATATATCCGTCTGCATTAAGAGGCAACCCGGCTGCCCAGTTTGGCGCTTCGCCCATAATTTCTTCGGTAAATTTTAATCGGGCTTCGGCATAATCTTCGTTAAATTCACAAACTACCTCATCATGTATGTGCATTACTATTTTAGTCCCGGCATCGTCTAATCGCAGCATACACTCAGAAAGTAAATCGCGGGATATGGCCTGCACGATATTCTCTACCAGCTTGCCGCCGTAGGTGTCAATACGCCCCCATACCTTTTTAGTTTGCTCCATACCCATATAGGCAATGGAACTGCCGCCGAATTTACCGGGTACGAGTTTAGCGTCCCAATAAAATAATTTACGCCCCGAAGGTAATCCTATTTGCAGAGTTTTATTCGAATACTCGAATGTTAATTTATCGAGCTTAAAACGCTTACCGGGATTTTCCAACGCGTGGATTGCGTAATCGTTTACTTTTTTCCACAACTTCACTATCTCGGGATTTGCCTTGCGCCACTTATCAACTATCATTTGGTATTCGTGTTCAGGTATTTTCTTTTCGCTGTCCATCGTTGCCATAGCACCCTTGCCGCCCTGGTAGCCGAGTGCAAGCTCCGCTACTTTACCCCGCTGCCTGTACTCAGAACCTTTGCCAATACTTTCAAGAGGTATGCCAAACATCATTGCAGCAGACGCTTCATATATTTTGCCGTGTGTGTTGAACACGTCAAGCCGCCACTTTTCGTCAGCAAGCCACGACAACACGCGGGCTTCTATGGCGCTGAAATCTGACACGGCAAAGGTCTTACCCACTGAAGGTATTAAGGCCGTACGGACAAGCTCTGACAGCGCGGTCGGTACTTTATCCGCAATCTCTGTAAAGGTTCTGTATGTGCCGATTTTTAATTCGGTGCGTACCTCTTCTAAATTACTCATATGGTTACGCGCCAGGTTCTGCAACTGTATTAACCTGCCTGCCCAGCGGCCGGTGCGGTTCGCTCCGTAAAACTGGAACAGGCCGCGCGCCCTGCCGTCTGCACAAACGCAATCCATCATTTTTAAGTACTTCTTTATAGAGGTTTTGGAAAGCATTTGCCGCCCCTCGAGAACCTCTAAAACAGCCCCGTCAGTTGTTTCAGAAAGCAGGTCGTTTACTGCTGCTTTAGTAAGGCATGTTATCTCTGTGCCTGTTGCATCGCTTAACCACTTCTTTAACTGCGCCGGGCTGTTTGGGTTCTGTAGGTTGGTCAATTCCTTTATACGTACCGTTAGCTCTTCGCTAAATCGTTTGTCGGTTGCTACTGCTATGCTTGCCAGTTGCGTATCAATGCGTACGCCTCTGTCGTTTATCTGCTGGTCAAGGGTATACGCCTTTTGCTCAATATCAGGTATCTCAAAGTGTGCAAGGCGTGAACATATTTCTCTTTCAGCTTCAACGTCGGCAATACAATAGCGTTTAAACTCTTCCCACTTTACAGGGTCGTGAAAATAAAAGTTCCTGCTGCGCATACCGTTAGCTTTTGAGGGCTTACAAGGTACAGAAAAATATCGTATCAGGGCTTTACCTGTTGATAATTTTCCTTTCTCTTCCAGCTTCAAAGCCTTACTTACCATATCCAGGGATTGAGGTAAACCGCAATACAGTGATTTAATTGCCGTGCACCGCCATTCCGATATATCCGTTTCATAGCCGTACGCTTTGAACGCGTTACGCTCAAAGTTTGCATTGTGGGCGTATTTAATGTACTCCGGGTTTGTAAGGGCTTCGATAAAACTTTCAGGTAATATCTCGCCCGCTGCAAGGTCTACGATTTGCACGGGGTTGTCGTCAAACGCATAGGCTACCATTAATATTTCAAAGTCGGGAGACTCGAAGTACTTATAGGCGCCGACGTTTCTAATGTCCTCAGACGAGAACGTTTCAATGTCAATGTGAAGTTTCATGGTTTGAAAATTTGTGGCGGCCCTAAGAATCGAACTTAAACCCCTTGTCAGTTGTTCACGTTAAACAACCTATGCAAATAAATATACTCCGTTTACTACTTCTGTTTTTATAGCTAATTAAAACAATTTCGTTTTATTGTTTCTACGTCTTTGCAAGTCCCGAAAACCGTTACGGGTAGACCGCCAAATAAAAATAGGGCGTTTAAATACGCACGCCCTAAGCGGTTAACTACAAAATGTCGTCGCTGTCTTCTGCAAAGTCCTGCTCTGCTGAAGCACCGCCCGAAAGCCTTTCGCCATCTTTCAAAAACTGTAAGTTGCCAAGCCCTGCGGCTACGCCCTTATTACCGTTTGTGTTGAAAGCGTAAAAGTTGATACTGGCACGGCCATAGCATCCTGAATAAAATTCGTCGGTCGAAATTATCTCAGATAGGGAGGCATCGACAACACCAGGCTTTTGCGTTGAGTTAGCATTGATAAAATAATGCCCTTTGTACGCGTCATCGTCCGGACGCTCTTCGTCGCCGTCCCTTAGCGGTAGTTTTAGGGTAGTTTTTACAAACTTACCTAGTTTAGTTTTACCCGTTTCGATAGCCTCGTCAATCGCTGCTTGCAGCTTATTAACAGTTGCGGTATCTTTTTTAGGTATCAGTATAGCAACACTATACTTTGGCTCCTGCCCTTCGTTTATAGCCTTTGGCTTAAACACGTTCGCGTAACTAAATCGCACTGTTCCCGTCGTAACTCTTGTACTCATAACTCGTAAATTTTGTTGTTATTAATTTTTGTAAATGTACACTTTATTTCTATTTAGCCAAAATTATTTTTACTTTTTTATAAAAATAATTTTAATCTGTGAAATCTTTTATTGCTTGTTCTACGCCGCCAATCGCGGGCCGCTTATCCGTATCAGGTACAAGCGTAGGCTTACCAGGCGGCAAATCTACCAGCTTACCCAGCGTTTCAGTAAATTCTTTTTTGCCTAATAGCTTCTCAATTGCAGGAATACCCGCCAGCTTTTTAACCACGTAGTCGTCTTCTTTATAACCCGCTACGAATAAGCTGTTGCTAACCGTAGTTTCGTCTACCCAACGCCTGTTACTCCTGCCCTCGACAACTTTATAACCTTGTACCTTTTTGCCCTGTAGGGCTTGTTGTAGAAGGTAATCCCCTACGGCGTTAGCCCAGTCTACCAGCATAGGTATTTGCTTGAATACATCGACTATCTGCTGGTCGGTCAAGTAGTGCGGGTCTTTAAATTCGTGCTGTGCAAGTTTTACGTTAACGCTGGCAAGTGTAGCACACATCGCTTTTACTTTGCAGAACTTGCAGTGCTCTCCTGCCTTCTGCACACCTTCGCCTTTGTAGGCCTTTACAGCTTGCGGCCTTACTACTTTTTGCCCCCACGCTTCTAAATCCTGTACGCTTATATCCCACGTAGAAACGTGGTCAAGTCGGGGCTGTACAATGGTTAGGCGTACCGTGTTAATGTCGTAAAGAAAATCGTAAGCGGCTAATGCCCCTGCACCGTACAGCATAAGCTGCGGGTTATTATCGGCATCCACTTTTACACCTTTACCGAATTTAAGGTCGATAACCTCAAGCACGCCATTAGAAATTATGCAGGCATCACCTGTACCGAAGCCCTGCTCTACCAGGTGCGAAAAGTCTAAACGCTCTTCGATAAATAACAAGGCTGCGGGGTCTTCTTTTTTGGCTACAAGGTAAGTCTCGATAACAAGGTCAACGTAATCCTGTACCTCAAAAACCATTTCAGGATAGTAAAGAGGGTGTTTTTTTAATTTAATAAGTTCCTTTTCGTAAACCTTTGGGCTAATATCTCCCTTGAAAGCCTTTAAAGCTAAATCTGCTATCTCATGAGCCAGTGTACCCTCGTCTGCAAATACGTTAGGCTTTTCCTTATTGGATTGCATAAACTTATCTTCAAGCCGGGCGCTGGGTGTGCAGGCCAGCCAGCGGGAGGCAGACGAAGCCGAAAGCAGGGCATGCTTCCGCGCTCCGTGGTCTACCGCGTCCATTAGTCTAAACTGTTTAAGAAGGCAACTAACTCACCATATTTTTCTTTAGGCAGTAGCGTTACGCTTTTGCTGCCTAAAGCGTTTAGCTTTGCCACAATTACCGGGCGGTGCGCGTTAACTTTATCGGCTACAAGCTGGCGCACTTCCTGCTCGGTGTACTGTTTAATTTCGGTTTGAGATAGGAAACTGGAAATATCGTTAGCCTGGTCTTGTAATTCCTGCGACATAGGCACGCCGTTCACAAGAGGTTTAGACTCTTCCGCTACTTCAGCGGCAGGCGTAACCTCTTCGGGTTCGTTTACCTCAACGTTTTCGGCTGCGGCCATATCAGCAGGCTGCTCTTCGGTTGCTTGTGTTTTACGCGGCGCACGGGTTTTCTTTTCCTTTACGGGTTCGGCATTGTACTCTGACATAGCTTGTTTAGCTTCGGCAGGCATTTGTTCGTCGTGCAAATCCTGCGGATGCTTCAGCGTTAAAACTTTTGCGAGCGCAAGGGCTTCATCTTCGTTTAGACCTTCCCTTTCAGCTTTTTGGAAACGCCCACTAAAACTAATCGGCTTTTGTGCCGCTGCTGCCTGTGCGCTTACAAGGTTTTGAAATGCTGCCGCCTGTGCCTTGTCTGCCAGGTCAATTGTTACTTTTACTTCCATGGTTTATTTAGTGTTTAAAGATTTGAATTTTTAAAGGGTATAAAACTACCTGTAATTTTGCCTTTGAAGTATTTGTTTTGGGTAGCAACCCAAAAGCGCATAGGGTTTAAAACTGTTCTCGGTTCCGATATTTCTTTCATACCTTATTATTTTGAATTTATAATCTTTTCAATCCCCTGCAGGTAAACGCTAAGTGCCATAGTGCCGCTGTGTATAACAGTTTCGCTGATTAGCTCGGAATTGTGGTACACTCGGGTTGTCCAGTCGGTACGGTCAAGTTCTGCCGTGTACTCGCCATTAGTGAAACGGGTTAGCTTGCCATTGCTTTCAGCCTTGCGCCAGGTTTCGCCGAATATAGCAGCAACGGGCATACCTGACAATTCAGACAGTTTAGTTATCTGCGTTGAATTTAGGTCGCCGTCGCCCTTCATGACTCTGTCAAGGGCCATAACCGGGTATTGGTTAGACGGGAACAGGTGCGTTGCAATAGCGGGCTTATCTAAGCCGCTGGCAGTAATTGCCTCTTGTATTTTTAGGTTGTTCATAGTTGTGTTTAGTTTTTTATAAATCGAATACGGCATCTACGACGCTAAAATCTTCCTGCACTCGGATAGACCAGCCGTCTTTAAAAGTTATAACCGTTCCGTTATCGGTTGGGTAATCTGTTCCGGCATAAGATTGAATATCTTTTTTATGTAATTCAATTCTTTCGCCATCTTCTTTTTTAAATATTGCGCTATTCATGGTTTCTTTGTTTTTACTTCAGCAAATATAAACCTATTTTTATAAAAACCAAAAATATTTTTTACTTTATTTTCAGCGTAAACCATGCTTTTTTATGGTTTACGTGTCAACTATTTGCAAATCAATCTTTTAAGCCCGAAAACGGCAGAAACGTAAACCATGTAAACGTTAATCTCTTATAGGCGTATATACGCATTTACGGGTGCTTATTACGGGTTATGTATTGTATATCCCCTATTATTATATAATATTAATCTTTTAGTATAATAATGGTTTACATGGTTTATTTTGATGTGAAGCCCTGTAAAATATAGGGTTTCGACGTAAACCATAAATGAGATATTACGTTTACATGGTTTACGTATAGGCACAAAAAAAGAGACACCGTAGTATCTCTTTGGGTAAAAGACTCGCAAACCATGCAAAGAAAGCCTTTGTGCAAATATAGTATTTTTATAATAGCTTCGACGTTAAACCCTGTAAAACTTTACTGTTTTGATTTATGGTGCGGTACAGCAGAAATATAAAAAAGCACAGCACTATCGTAATAACGCCCCCGGCAACGTAGATAAATGTAGGGTCGAACTTCGCCGACTCGGTTTTATCTTTTGTACTATTGGCCTGCTGCATATCTTTAGAGTACTTCAATATCTCGCTTATAGCAGACGAAAAGCAATCCACCTGGCTAACGTTACCGCTGCTGTCGTAAACAGTCCTTAGCGTTGTTCCCTGCTTGTTTACGGCGTATATAGTAGTATCTTTCACGTGCAGCACGGTTTTATATGTTACCGTGTCGCCACGGCGTTGCGTGATTTGCTCGAGTTGCTCCTGCGTGTCGGTGCTGCTATTGGTTTTAGCTACCTGCCTTTGCACGTCGCAGGAGGTAAGGCAAAGCAGTAAAATAATTAATATTTTTATTTGCATATATGATAAAGTTTTGTATGTTTGTACTTCCTATGACGTTCCATAATTTTTAACTTTGAGAGAGTTGATTAAGTACATTTGAGAAAACAAAAGCCCCAGTTAATAGCGGGGCTTTTTTTATTCTACCATCGGGCGGCGGTGCCCCGCCTGTCGTAATGCACGAAGCCTTTATATATACCTATGCCCCCCTGCTCCATCTTACCGGCCTTAATAAGTTTCTCGATAACAGCCGCAAGCTGTTTAGGGCTTTTACTGCGCACGTTTATATCTGCGGCGTTAGCGTATAGGTGCTGACTGTTTTTAGCGCCGCCTACGGCTTTATTATGCGCAGGGGTACGGTAACCGCTGCCGGTTATTAAAACAGGTTCTTTAAGGTAATCCCTAAGCACCTGTAAGTTCTCGGCAACTTTTTTACAATTGCTCATGTACTGCTCAGGAACGGGCGTACCGTCGTTACAGTCAAACTCCTGGCGGGTAAAGTTTTTAGCTAGTTTCATTATTTCTTTTCTTTATTTGATATTATAAAATGCAGTGTAAGTATTACCCAAAAGCACGAGCCTAAAATGCTTTGCACATCCATGCGTATTTTTAAATTGCCCATGCCTAATTGGTTTATGAGGAATACCGCAATAGGCAGCATAAACGGAACCAGGCACAGCCGAAGCAATAGAACCTTATGGTTTGCAATGTGGTTATATAGAGTATTATCATGCAGGTAATACTTATTATACAAGGCTTTTAACGGCTTTATATCCTGCTTATCGGCTTGAGTAACGATAAACGTGCAGGAAACTATAATGCTAATTATAGATATGCAGGTGAATATTAAAACTAACGGCTCAGTCATTTTCTAAATTTTTAGCTTTCTTATTTATCCATTGCGCACCATATTTTATTATGATGTGTACTATCAATTCAGCAAAAAGGGTTACTATAAAAATGTAATAGAATATCTCAATCTGTATTTTTTTATCTTGCCAATAAAGCCACCCCATTGTAACAAGCCCGAAAATATACATCAGTCGAATGATAATATCTTTTCTGTTTATTGAGCCTTTCACAAAGTCGGGCAATGTCTTAAGGCATAACCCAGCAAGGAATGCTAACACATTGGCTATATATGGCGGTAAGTCTCCGTTCATTAATACCAAAAGTACAACCATTATAATAAACGCATCTGCTTTTAGCATCTTATTAAGATTTTACCTACTGTTATTACTACAAATGTAAGGTAAATAATTATAATGTAAGCAGCGTAGTAAAAATCACATTCCATATCCATACTCACATAAAACAGGTTTAAAGCCCATATAACAAACAAACAGCACCAGCATAACCAAGATAGCCACTTATAGTATTTGGCGTTAATTATCATCATTAGTAGAGCGAATAGGGAGGTGTCAGCAAAATGCCTGAGTATGTAGTCATATTTACCAAAAGATTCTTCTGACATGTTTATCCATCCCAATTTATATCCGTACACAAAACATAATAGTATTGTCATAAAAGAGAATGCAATAACAGGCAGATAAGCGTTGAATACCGATAACGAAAAAAGCAGGCGTTTAGCCTGCTCTAATCTATATTGAATTGAATGCCTCATTATTTTGGGAATATTTTGCGTATCGGCGAAACAGGGCTCGTCCCATCAATAACCGTTTGAGAAATAGTTACAGTTGTGTATTCTGAAGGGTCAAGATAAGCTGCGGCTATTTCCGTATAAGTGTAATTATCACTTCCGTTCTTGTAAACTTTTACACAGTCGAACCTGTCTGCCAATGCCTGTGCTGTCGATGCACTTGTTATTTTCGCTACCGTTTCGCTCATTTTTTTGGGTTTTAATTTCATCTAAATTATCGTTGTTGCAAAAACCAAACGCAAAACCGAATACTATTAGAATCAAACATACTTTTACCAGGCTTCTAATAAAATTTTTCATCGGTTATATAGTTTCGGTTGTTCAAATATAATCAAATTATTTGTTATCGGCTATATTAGTTTTGGTATCTACAACCTTTTGTATTTTTTTATCAGCACGGCTTAAAGCACCTAATAATACAGACGAACCTGTATAGCCTACAAAAATAAAAAAGAATTTAGCATACTTTACTATGCTGGGGTAAGCCCCTGTAATTTCGTCAAATAAAAATATGCCTATGAGTATAGTTACTAATGATGCGGTTAAAGCTAACCAGTCGTCTTTAAAGTACTGAGCAGGGTTAAATCCCATATTTGCATCAGTTGCCCTTTTTTTTAGTGCAGGTAGCTTTATAACAAGCACGTGGAATATTTGTCCCAATAACCCGCCAATAAATAAATCTAAGTAAACGTTTCCTGTTGTCATGCTTTAAATATTTTACCGCCCCATTTCCACAAGGCTAAATTAAACAATAGTATTATCCCGCCGTACCAATACCAAGCGGCTGCTGGGTTAAGGAATGAAAGGGTAACGCATGTAATAACCCCTAAAATCATAGCCCTTAGAATTTCTCCTTTATCATTATTCCACGGATGCCCTGATTGTATCCAGTTAAAACCTATCTGAGGTATACCGCATAACACACCTGCTAATAGCCCAAATAGGGTATACTGCCATTGCTCTATATGTTCCCCTTTAGAGGTATCGGCTACCATGCTATCGCTGGTCATAAACCACGCCATCAAAATGAAAGCAGCCCATATGCCGTTAAGGCAGTTTATAATTTTTGTCCTCATAGTTATAAATTCATTTCCCATTGTTGTACAATAGACGCTGAAGCCGTGCCAGTTGTGGCTGTCTGCACTCTGAAATAATAACCAGCAGGTACAGGGAATACAATATTTCCCGTTTGCCCATTGGTTATGGCTATTGCCACAGCAAGTGCTACGGAACTGCTATTTGCGTTTTGAGTTGGTGTTGTCCACGTAATACCGTTTGTGGATATTTGCCCCGTAATATTAACCGTACTGCTACCCGCAAGTAAAGGGTTTGTTACGCTGGCGCTTATGCTGTACACGCAAAGCATTGGACGGCTACCCGTATTTTGATAATTAGTATTAACAACACGACCGGGGCTAAAATTAATAGTAGGTATCGGCGTTTCACCCGTTGGTAACTTATATATAAACATCCAGCGCCCAGGCTCAGTAGTAAGCATAGCATCGGGCTTAATTATCGTACTACCATTGTCTGGCAGAACTGATACTGAATCGTATCGCCACAGCTCAGGTGTCATATCCCCAAATGCGGACACGCCATAAACTGAACAAACCTGATTGTTGCTGGCGAAATACCCTCTTAAGCTTGTCCGTTTAGCTATATTCAACGAAGTATAGCACGGGTCGTAAGGTTGCGAAAACGCAAAGGCTGTCATAAACAGGAATAGAAATAAAAACTTTTTCATTATAAATATATTTATGGTTACTTGGTTACGTTTACTGTAAAACTACCTGATGCAGGATTTTGACCCGTGCCTGTATAATTATTGAATCTTACCGTTACTGTATTGGTAGCAGATACCCAAGCCGTGAAACAACTATTTGCAACAATGGCGGCATTGGGAGTTCCAAGTATAACAGGTTTACCCTCTATTGCCCCCGTAACAGTTATAGTCAAATCACTTGAAGACTGCCCAGCTGTTGATGGAAAATCTAACGTTGCTGTAGTGGTGTATGGAACAGCCTGCCCCACGGTAGCTGCATCTGTAGCTGCTACGCCGTTAGGTATGGTTACAGGGTTATTAAACGTCCACACCCTGGCATCCGTAACCGTTGCGCTGGTCGTACCGGCGCTGTTCTGAAACATCATAGATGTACCGTTACCTAATGGCCTGTAATTAGCAGCACGTATAGCGCCTGAGAATACGGTATTAGCGGCATTTGTTACGCTACCTATAATTATGGTATTATTAGCATTGAATAGAAGGCTACCCGACAACGTACCTCCAGCTAAGGGAAGATAGCTTTGAAACATTGTGTAAGCACCACCCGACGTAATTAGGTTGCTGCTGGATACTGTGGGTGTTGTGTCTACAGGTGTGTATGTGGTTGAAGTCCCTGATTTTGTTACAACGCCGCTACCTGACTGTATAGGTTCTTTACCTGCTAACCCTGTTGTGTAAGTGTTTTGGTCTACACCTCCGTTTGTATTACTACCTGTACCCGTGTATAATCGGGAAATACCCGTTACGGATGGCGTTGCCTGTACGTTATCCCCTGTATTTGTTCCTGAAAGCGCGTTTAGCTTAACCTTATCGGTTGCTATTAACACACCGGAATTAGTGGTTGTCGCTCCTGATATTACCGCCCCGGTGCCGTTACTGTTATTTATAGTGTAGTCTGTTGCGCTGGGCGTACTTGATAGGTTTGTTGCGCCGCCAGCATGAGCCGCTACATAATCCTGAAGCCTACCCTCTTGTATGTAAATATTACGGTTTGTGCCGTCGTTATTCATAGAAAAATCCTCATCTCCTACTATCCCTTTAAAGGTTGGATTGTCAGGGGCACTAACCAGCACATCCCCGTTTTCACTAAATTGCATGCCGCCAGTAGAAAACCCGTTACCTACATAAAAACCGCCATCGTTAGATATTAAGCCACTTGCGTCTGCCATTTCTAAAAGTCCCGTAACAGGGTTGCCCGTTGTTGTTCCACTTAGAGGGATGCCTGCATGGTCATCTACGTATTGGCGTTGAGCGTATATTAATTTATTTTCAGGCTCAACTTCTGAATAATCATAGGTAGATATAAGCCCTTCTGTTTTCTGAAACTGCACCCCTGAGTCAATAACATTATCTACACTATGCGAAAAGTTTAATCCGCCTTCAGTGAAATTAAATGAAAATTTATTATCAGTATCATAACTAATAAAAAGATTATTATCTAACTCAGTAAGCTCTAATGGACCAGTAATAGGCGTTGTAGTGCCTTCTAACGGCACATAATCACCCCCGATTTCAATATCGATATTACCAGCTACGTCAAAAGGAAGCCCGTTAATTGACCTGCCTATATTTTTGGTGTTAAATTTGAATTCGTCGGCACTTGAAACTATATTTAGATTGTCCGCTATATTAAATTCAGCATACACGGTAGACAGCCCGCTTTCGAGCCTTAGTTTATGTTCACTCGTAAGTATAATATCCTTGTTGGCGGTGTTACCCGCAGTTAAAACACTTAGTAGATTTGGTACGAGAATATCTGAAGCGTACGCCAGTTTTTTATAATTAGTACCGTTATGGTGATACAACCTACCGTTATAGGTAAGAATACGGCCCAGGTTAGCAATGTTTGGAAACAGCGTCGCGGTATCTATCACGGGGGTTTTTAAAAGCTTTTCAGCCCACGTGCCGCCCGGGTAACGGTATACAGTGCTGGCCGTGCCCTGCGGGGTTACCGTAGCATTCTGTGCCAGTCCTAAAAAGGGTAAAAGAAATAATAAGTAAAACAGTTTTCTCATGATCATGAATAGTTTAAGAATAAAATACTACTATGTTTGCAGAGGCTATGCCCTCAATCCCTGATATTTTACCCAGGGCACTATCGAAAGAATATTCGGCAGGCAGGCTAAAGTCGTCATACATAACGCCATTTGCCAATACGGCATTTATCTCACGCCCTATAAGGTAATCGCTTTGGTAGAAGCCAGGGTTAGCCTCGTCATACATTATCTTTATCTGTCCTGAGGTTGACGCTTGCGGCGTGGTCTGCGGGATAGCCTGGAAGTTATCAAGGGCAGAAGGCGGTTGCCCTACGCCGTAAAGGCCCGCCTCGCCTACGAATAGATAATCTACAGATAGGCCGCTAACTGTACCCTGAAACAATACATAGCCATCTTCCTGCCCCTGTAAAGTTATTGCCGGGTTTTGGGTATTCAGCCATTCTGATACGTTTTGAGTAGTGAGAGCTCCGTAGTTTACTATCTGCGTAGTAGGGTCGTCGGCTATATCCTGTACGGATATGTAGTTAAAACCTATTTCGTGCAGGTTAGCGGCCGAGACAGTTTCGCTGCCCCCGTCGCCGTAAATACCTTTACCTTTATTTATAAGTATATAGTTTCTATAGAAGCCCGCAGGCCCTGCTAAAGAAAATACCTGGAATACGATTATGTTTTTCTCGCCTATGGCCAATATGTGCCCGGTATTTATTTCGTCCGCTAATATTGTTTTATTGTACAGTTCATACTGCAGGTTAACCAGCCTTTTTATAAAAACGTTGTCCTGATCTATGGCAGGGGTTCCGCTTATGCCGTCGCTTATAAATTCAAAGTTACCGGCGGTTATTTGAGTCGCCCCGCTTCCGTACGTCCCTTTGCCTTGCCCTTTAGCGATTAGAACAGCATATCGCGAAGGGCTTTCGCCCGGGGCTGTTTGCGCTATGTAGACTACATTTTCAAACTCACTTACATTGTACGCCGCTATGGCGTTTATTTTTGCGGCTATAACGGTTTTGTCGTCTTCTATGTCAATAGCTACGGCAATAGCCTTAAATTTGTTATCCTGTACAAGCTCGGGTACGTCGTTGCCTAAAGTGCCACGGCTGTATATGATTTGATTAAGGGCAGCCTGTACTTCGTTAGCGTTTGCAAAAGTTTCGCCCTCTACGTTGAACTGGTCGAACTCTAAAGGCTCTACAAGTGCATCACAATTTTCGTAGCAGTTGAAAATAGCAACTTTAGTACCCGTTACCCGGCTAATGTAATTGCGCAGGTAACGGGTACCATTGAAGTAAAATTCTCGATTGCTGTATGTGCTTATTACTACCACTATCCTATTTTTTTAATGCGGAAGCCACCTGTACGCGGTGCGCTTTGGCAATGGTTAAAGCCGTAATCGGGTTGTTTGGTACGTACAAGGTAATTCCGTACGCTGTCCCATATCTGCGCTGCAGCTTCTTTATTGATTTGCCATGTACTTTTACGCATTGAGTCGCTTACAGGCTGGCTAACGTCGCTGTTAAGCTTCTGAACGAAGCCGAAAGGCGTAGCGGTAGCGTCGCCCAGCATAACGAAACGGGCATAGGTGTAATAAGCTATCACCGCTTTAAGGCCATAGCTATTATAGTCGGTGCCATCTACCGTGTAGCTGCCACCGTCCAGCAGCTCGGTGTAATCGGCCGGCGTGGCCACAAGCTTATTATAAAGCTTCTCGCCTAAAAGCGGTGCCACATCAAGCATTTGCGCGTCAAGTATAAGCTCGTTCAGCTTCGCGTCGTTCCACGTTGTAGAAATCTGCCTATACTGGGCTATATCATTCCGGGTTATCAGTAGTTGCGGCATCCTGTATGAGTAAAATGGGTTGTAGGACTGTATTTTCACTCCCTGTCATTCTTTTAACAAGGTCGTTAAGTGTATTGGTAAGCAGGTTGCGCTCTTTAGTAGTGCTTTCCTGGTAGGTGCGTTTCATTTCAATAATAGCCGTACCGCTATTGCCAAACATTGCGTTATCACTGGTCTTTAAAAGGCCTGCGGGTAGGTTGTTGAATGCTACAAGTATGTTTTCCCGTACACTGCTTTCGGTATAGTTGAAAAGCTTGTCGTCTATTTTACTGTCTATCTGTTTTATCAGTATCGCGTCGTCGAGCTTTTCACCGGCAAAGTCCATTTCAAGGCACAATACTCCGCCGACACTTTCCGCACCTAAGCTTTCCTTAATGGCATTTTGGAATGCGTCGCGCTCACTTTCGGCTGCAGTCCATAGCGGGTTAATCTTATCGTCTATAAACTGCGGCATTACGTTTTCATCTACAAGAGGACGGGTAACCACTAAAGTATTACCGAAAAACCCTTTACGTAGCAACCTGTTTTTGTATATGGCCGCCTGTGCTTCACTGTCGCAGTCATTCGATACGCTGTCTATGCGGCTAAGGGGATATATAAGTTTACTGTCCTGATTAACGAATAGTATTTGCCCCTTGTAAGCTTCCCAGCTTCCCGCTTTCTCAACTTGAAGCTCTATAATTTTAGGGTTTGGGTTGTACACGTCAATGAGCGTAACGTCTTTTGACTTCGGCTTATCCCACGACTCTTTATACACAGCAATTTTGCCGTTATAGTCTGAGCTGTCTTTTTTACCGACGCGGCACCATTCGTAAGGTACTACTGCCAGGCTGTCAATTTCGTATGCGGCGTTATACCCTACAGATATGAACGCCCCACGGTGCTTAACAAGATCGTCGGCGAGGTCGTCGGCGAAATCGATTAGCTTAATATTTTTTTGCTTGTTTACTATTATATTGTCGGCCTCTGTACCATAGCCTTTACCTAAAAGGTATTGCACCATGATATTTGCGGCGCTCTTTGCGGTAACGCTGTTATTGATAAGCCTATCCATTCTTTCAGGATACATATTATCAACGTCGTTACCGTAAACGTCAACACCCTTTTGCCAGGGTGTTAAACGTTTGAATATTTCAAATAAGGATGTACGCATTTAGTTACAGTATTTCGTCTGCGTCCGTGTCTTCTTTAGGCTCAGTCGGCGCCACTGGGGCGGCGTGTTCTGTTTCTACTTTTTCAGTAGGCGCTACCGGTGCGGCCTTAGTTTTTTTAGTTTTGGTTTTTACCCCGCCTTCGGGTATGCTCGAGAACAGTTTTTCTCCATGTTCACGCTTTAGCAACTTCTCGGCGTACTCGTCTGTGAGGTTGGTGTTGTTCACCAGCACGGGCGAACCAAATTCAAGCGGAATATTTTCATATTTCGCATGCAGCTTGTAGCCGCTATTCTCTGCATTAATTACTGTTTTTGCCATGGCTTTTTTATATTTTGATAAATAGTTGCTTAAACATTTTGGGCATGAGGGGTTAACCGTACCGCCGAAAATGGTTTTATAGTCTTTTAGGAACTTACTTAAATATCGCTCGCCGTCGGGGTCAACTCCTGACATGACGGCGGCAATATCCATTTTAGTAAAATCAAGCATTATGCTGATGCAAAATCGTTGTCGAATGCCAGCCTGGTAGTTTCGTAGTCCGTTTCAAGCAGCGTGGCCGCCATGTTAGGCTCTTCAAAACCGCTTGCGCTTGCAAGTGTGAAAACGATTGTGTTGTCGTTCTCTGCTGAGTTGTTTGTCATGGTAGCAATCTCAAGTCCGGCACGTATGCCCAGCACTTCAAAAGCATCGGCACTGTTAAGGCCTTTCCATTTCTGTTCTACTACGGCAACGTAACGGGATCCCTGGGCAAGTGCTGAAGCCTGTAGCTTATTAGCAGCACTCGGGTTAAGTATTACGCCGCTAAAAGTGTGCATGAACTTATCGGGGGCGTTATCTTTTTTCACAAGTTCCCAGCTTTTGCCGTTCGTCTGCTTAACACCGGTAAGGGTGTAAGCCTGCGTATCGGCTTTAAGGGCAAGGTTTGTGATAAGTGCCGGGTTAGTAGCGCTGAAGGTTGTCAGGGCATAATCTATGTCGTCCTGGTTAATCAGCTTCACGTTTTGCTCGATACCTCCTACGGGGGCATTTGCGCAATCGTATGTTATATTGGCGGTTAGCGCGCCTGTGCAATCTATTGCCATTTACTGTATCTTTTTAAATGTTAAAAATAGTTGCAGCTTAGTAAGCTGCAACTGTTAAGTATGACTCAAGGTGCTTAGCATCGATTGTATAAGCGGCATCCATAACGTTTACTTTACGGTATTTGTCATAGAACACGTCAAGGGCTTCCAGGTCTTCCTGTGCGTAAGTGCCTACCGGGATATTCTCCTTAATGGTAAGTACCGCACGGTGCGGCAGGTTCCATTTAGTGCCGTTGTCCTGCATTTCGTCAATAACCCTGTCCCAAATGTCCATCATAACGATAGGCACACCGCGGTAACGGATAGTAGCTGAACCGTCTTCGGTACGTTCAAGGAAACCGTTAGTAATCGTTTTGTTTTCCAGCGTGTCAACGAAGTTGTCAAACAAGGTAGCCGTAACAAGCAGTTCCGCGTTACTATCTTTCGCAAGACGTTTATCTGCTTTGTTGAACATGCTTTTAAATATCGCAAGTGCAGCGTCAGCAGGCAGGGCCTGTAGCGTGTATGATGCCCCGGCGTTCTGCGTAATTGGTACGTAGTTCCTTGCGGTCGTAGGTATATCAATCATGATCTGTTTAAACAGGCCGTCAAAAGTGTTGATACGGGCAAGGTCAGTACCTACCGTAAATACCCCGCCACCGGTTGTAAGTGCAGCCGCTTTATCAGCAAACCATACTTTGATAAGAATACTTTGCAGCATAGCGTCCTCAATGGCGGCTACTACAAGGCCAAGCTCTTCAGAACCTACCATATCAAAGAAGTCAGGGTTTACTTTTTGCGCTTTTTTGAATATTTTCAAAAGTGTAGGCATATCAGCCTGACAGTGCTCAAGCCTGAAATCTTCCCAAGCCGGGTCCCAATACTTTTCAGATAGGGTAAAACCTGTTTCGGGGTTAGGCGTACAGCCTACCATCGCTTTACCCAAAAGCCTGTTAATCCTTGCGGCCAGTACAATTTGAGTTTTCATTTTAATACCAGTCTCAACGGCGTGAATATCCGTAAGCGTTGGGTTTGTATAAAGTTTCTCGAAGATAATTTTATTAGCTTCGGTAACTTCCTGGGGGTTAAGCGTTAAATCGCTTACGTCTAATACTGTTGCCATTTAGCTGTAGTGTTTTTTAGTTGTTGTTATTTTTTACCAGCCTTAACCCTTGCGGCTGCGCCTGCAAAGCGGTTTGTAGGGTCTGTTTCTGTTGCGGGTTTTTTACCGTCTACTTTGCCAGCCGGTGCGCCACCTGTAGTAATAGCCCTTTTAAGGTTTACTACTTCGGTTTTAATTTCGTCTACAAGTTTAGCAGACGCGGCGTTTTCAGCTTTCAGTGTTTCAATCTCAGATTTAAAGGCTTCGTTCTCAGCTTTCAGGGCTGCGGCCTCTTCGGGTGAAATAGCGTCAGCAGGCAGCACAATTTCTGTAAGCTCACCGGCTACGAAAGTGTAAACGGTACCATCGGGCAGCGTGTACTCACCTTCAGCGGGTACGCCTGCGGCCATAGCCGTAGCACCTACCACAATAGCGTCGCCATCTGCAAGCTCTGTAAAGTCAAGCTCTACACCTGTAGCGTCCTGCACTAATTTGTTTACCACTTTGGCTGCACTTACTGCGTTCACTACTTTCGACTTATGGCCGAATTTTGCGAGCAGCGTGGCGATAAAACCGTTTACAGCGGCTTCTGTTTTAGTATCACTCATTTTAGTATCCTGTTTGTTAATATTTAATTTTGCTTTTGCTGCAACGGGTACAGGGGCAGTAGTTATAAAGCCCAAAGTTTGCAACTGGTCAAGGGTAAGCCATGACTCGTCACGCATGAGGGGCTGTATAACCTCTTCGGTAAGGCCTAACTCTTTTGTGTAAAAACTTATGAGTTGTTTCTCCGCGTTGCGTAGTTCTTTTGCGTAGTCTTCCAATTCGTCAGCGTTGCCTACCGCTTCAGTCCAAGGCAAGTGTATCATGAATTGAGTGTTTGGCCTTATGGTGCGGTTAACGCCAGCCATAAAAATAATGGTTGCAATACTTGCCACCATACCGTTACCAATTGTATTAACTGGCTTGCCTAAGTTTTTAAGGTAGTTGTAAATGTCAAAGCCAATATCTACAAAACCGCCTTCGCTGTTTATGTAAACATTAAATTCTGTAGCTTCCGGCTGCGCCTTAACCTGCTTTACAATGTCCATAAGGCTTACAGATTGAGAGTCTTCCCAATGCCCTATAGCGCCGTTAATATAAATGTTGCCTACCATGCAGCTAATGTATAAAATCGGTTTAACAAATCAGTGCCAAAAATAAGGCACTGAAAAACCCCTAAGCTACTATTGTTCACTTAGGGGTGTGTACTTTGCAAAGACGCGGTGTACTGCTTTAATGGCTTCGACTTGCCGGCGGGGTAGGGTTTTGCTATTTCATGAGTTTAGACGGGCTTAAATTACAAAATGTTTTTCCTGCTTCAGTCATAATATAATTTCTCTGATGAAAAAGTATATGGTATCTGTTTCCATCTTCGGCCTCTACAATGGCGTGACAGGTGTTATACGGGTTAGGTTCCTCGGCTACTACTTTTTTTGCGTACTCTTCCCCGAAATGCGTTTCACATAAATTTAACCATTCATTTTCCGGCATCCTATCCTTAACTAAGAGGGCATAGTATTTACCCAAATAATAATTTTGCTCCGTGCCATCGTCTCTGATTTTTCTTAATGTGTACATGTGTAAATATATTTATGTATTGCCTACTCTATACGCTTTTCGGCTTCCGCGTTATTTTATACTTTCCATCCAGGCTTTTATGCGGTATACCTGCCTGCGGTTAATTGGGAACTTATCACAGGTAAGCATAACAGCCTTTTCAGTTTTGTGGCCTTGCTCTTTTTGCCATTTGAAAAACTCATAGTAGGTTTTCCACTCGATATACTGCACCGGGATAAAGCCCCTTGCCACAAGCGGTATAAAAGTTTTATCCATCGATAGCAGTATTTCGTAATTGGTTCCTGTCATAATTTATGCGCTATGCGTAAAAAGATTTTAGCGGCAAGAGAGTAATTAGCTTCAACGGTCATAACCTCGTATGAAGGCCGCCGTCTAAGGTTTTCTTTTAATTCCTGCATACAAGCTTCACGGTCAAACATATTGTAAGAACGATACTGTTCAATAGAAGCGATTAATATATTTTTGGTTGCCGCATTCATATTTTTACCATTTATTTTCAGGGCAGGTGTCGTTACTACGTATTTTAGCAGATAGGGGGCATTTGCAAATGTTGCAGTAGTACCCTTCAATTTCTTTCAGGTCGTCTTTTATAAACGCCAGTAGCTTACCGTGTTTAGCGTGTGGGCAAGTCGCGCAAATCCTTACGCGCTCCTGCGCTTTCTTTTCGGTAACTTCGCTTTTGTCAAGGAAGTTACGCCAGCCTGTCAGTATGGTTTTAAGTCTACTCACACCTGTATCTCTAAACTGTTCTCAAATACTTCTACTTTTAACGCCGGTCGCCACGTCATGCCGCCGTTTTCGGTATATATTTGCGCAAAATCGTCCTCACTAAGCCGCCCGGCTTCAACTTCTATAGCAATGAAGTTTAATAAATTTTTTACTGTCATGGTTATTCGGATTTGCTTTTATCATAACGAGCATTATAGATGGGGTAAAAATCCCTACCGTCGAGAACCTTATGTCCGCCTATGCGTTCATATAAATATCCGTCGTCTTTAAAATAGTTGCCGTTTGGTATTACATTTTCGGCGGGTATGCCTTCGGGTACTGGATAGTTTTTAAATACGTCGCTCATGGTTTTAAGATATTAATTGTTTTTACTGATATCCGGCGTTTTTTCTCAATATTAGCAAAATGAATAAAAGCCGCCTTTTGAACTTGAGTTATTTTTTCGTCTGAAATCCATACAGGGGGCCAACAATTAGGGTCTTCAAAATATTTATCCAGTAATTCCGAAACATTTTGTTTCTCTTTTAGCAGTTCACTTTCTGTATATTCCACGTTGTTGTATAGTAATTTTGACATGGTTTTTGCTTTTAAATTATAAGCAAATATAAAACTATTTTTATAATAACCAAAAATTATTTTTAGAAATTTGCATTCTCCTGCACTTTGGCCATACGCCCCGTAGTTGCTGCAATATCGCTAACGGCTACTATCGGCGCAGGAATTGAGGCGTTGGCCGCTGCTATCTTCATGGCGAGTTCGTCTATATCGAAATTCACGCCCTGCGCCTCTGTACGGTTTACAAAGCCGCCACTGGCGAAATAGTTCGGTGCGCTTCCTGCTCCTGCCGGGAAAGCATTATTAAAGGCCATGAAGTGCTTTGCTGCGTTCCTGTTCATAACGCCGATCAGTTCGCCCTGCTCCGCTTCAAACTGGGTGCCGTCGCTGCCTTGAAAAGTTGTACCGCCCGCGATGTGTCGGTTGCCACCTATCTCTTGCAAGCCGCCACGCTCGAATTTTGTTTTAGTTGACGTTATTTTCTTAACATTGCCTATACCCGTAGCAATTGCTGCCGCTGCGGCTATAGCACCAAACGGCGGCGGGTATGCCGCTAACGCTTTATTCGCTGCTACATACGTGTCGATAGTAGCCTGGGCAGCGGCAAAGAGTTTACCTGCTGTAGTTTCCTGCCCGAATATAGTTGAAAGGTTGCCCAGGGCCTGTGCTCTAAGTTCCATCTTGTAAGTCTGCACTGCTTTCTCACGGTCTTCCCTATCCTTAGCAAATTTGTCTTCTATTATTTTTACATCGGCACCGGTTTTACGGGCGTTGGCTAATTCCTGCTCGCGCCTTATATCTGCATGCAGTTGCTCAATCTGCATGTTCTCTTCAAACTGCGCAGCCCTTTGCGATTTTTGGTTCTCAAGGTCGAGCAATTGCTGGTCTTGTTCGGCTTGTTTGCGCTGCATGTCAAGCTCGGCCTGCGTTTTATCGTTGGCAGCGTACAGAGCGTTAACCGCGTCCAAGTATTCACGTTCCGCTATAAGCCCGTTATTGTATTGCAGCGTTAAGTTGTCTACCTCAAGCTGGTTAAGCGTATCGAGCCTGTCCTTTTCCTGCTGCGCAAGCTGGTCGGTAAGGAATTTATTAGCATCGAGCCTTGTTTTGGCTATCTGCTTTTGGTGCTCGAGTTCTAAATCGGCCTCGTTAATTATTGCCTCACGTTTAACAGCTTCTAATTCTATTAGGGCCTCATTGTTTGAAGCGGTCAATTCCAGCTCGTTAAGTGCTAAGCGCCTTTGCAGTGCGGCCTTATCCGCGCCGGTCTTTAGGCTTGCAGCATATTCGTTTTGTGCTGCAGCGTCATTGGCCGCTTTCTGCTTTTGTATAATTTCAAGTTGGCGCTTATAAAGTTCGTCAGCTTTTGCAAATTCCTGCTCATAGGTAAGCAGCCTGCCCTCGCTGGCCTGCGCGTATATTTCTTTTTCCAGTTCCAGCTTTTCGATAAGGTCGTCAAGGGTTTGCTGCCTTGCGTCCCTTATGGCCTGCTGGCGTTCCTTCTCTTTATCCGCGGCCTCTTTACGTAAGCCGTTTAAGTTTGCCAGCTGCTCGGACTCCTGACCGGTGATGCGCTCCTGTATGTCGGCAATATTGGTAAGCGCCTCAGCTCTTTTATCCAGCGCCTCAGTGGTTTCGCCCTCCGATTTTATACGCAAGTCGGCAACGCGTAACGCCTGGTTAGCGATTGCAAGCTCCGCGGCAGCCTGCTCCTTCAGTACTGCACCCAGTTGCTCATTAGCTTTCATACGCTCAGGTATAGATTTGCTTTCGTCGTCGCGAAGCTGTCTTAACTTCTCGGCCTGCTTTTGGTAATCAAGTTGTATCTTACGGCCTTCGCGTTGCATCTTTTGCAATTCAGCCTCGGCGGCGGCAAGGTTTGCAGCGGCTTCTGCTGAAGCTTTTAGCTCTTCCTTAAATCCGCGTATGTCGGCTGCCGCTTCCGTAAACCCTAAAAAATCCAGGGCTTTAGCAATACCCTCCGAAAGTTCGTCGAGTGCCTGCCCTACAGTCTCAAGATAAGCAATAAATACTTTACCTAAAAACTCCCCTAAAGGCTTCAGTACTTTAAACAGGCCGTTAAACAGGCCTGACAAATAGGCAGTAACCTTTGCAAGTTTGTTGCTGCCTTCCTCGGTGCTGTTCATTGAGGCCACCATAAACTTAAAGGCCCCCACGACTAAAAGCACCACAACAGCGATAGCGGCTAACGCTATCCCCAAAGGCGTAGCGATAAACGCTAAAGAGGCTTTTACCAGTCCCCACAACCCGGTAGTCATTGCCGAAAAGGATTTACCCAGTAAAGGCCCTACCCCGCCAGCCGCTTCTGCACGTTGCGTAAAGCCCGCCAACCCCCCATTAAGCAGATTTATTTCGCCAAAGGCTTCTGAAATTGCATCTTTATATTGGCCTATGCCCGCGATACGTTCCTCGTTAGCGTCGCCGTTTTGTTTTATGAAGCGGGTATTCTCGTTTATTTTTTCGTTCAGGTCTGCCAATGTAGCCGCGCCCTCTTCCGTAGTAACGTCAAGTTTGTTGCGTATCTGCCTTAGCTCTTTGTTATTATCGACTGCATCCTGTATGGTTACGTTACCGCTTTTAAGTGCTTTCGTCAGGGCTTGCTCGGTAGTTAATAATTTACCGTCAGAAGTAATGCGGCTTTGCACTGCCCCATTAAGCTGGTTGTAATCTTTAGACAGGTTTTTAACCTGGACCCCCATGACGGTATATTCTACAGTATTTTGTTTGCCCTCGTCGCGCAGGCTTTTCATTTTAGCGCGCAGGTCGGTAATCTGTTTTGCTACCGCGGTAGTAGATTGTATCAGCAGGCTTGCGTCAATATCGAGCGCGGCAATTTCTATTTTGTCAGCCATAGCGTTTCTATTTTATGCCCAAAGGTAGTATATTACTTTCAAGGCTTATCGTTTTGTCAAGGTTTTCAATTGTCAGCTTTATACTTTTATCTCCCGAAGTCGCAAACTGCAATTGCACATGCCCTAACTCAGCGAGCAATACCGTTGCGCCGGGGGCGTATACCGATATGGTGTAAAAGGAATTATTGTAAATGGTATCCTGCCAAATATCAATCCGGCTGCCTGCATCGATACCCGGGATTTCTATAACCCCAAAACCGAAATGTATAAAAGGGGCGGCCCTTCGCAGTTGCTCTATCATAGTAGTAAGGATTGACTGTTTGAAAGTACTGTGTTTGCAGTATCGTTTATCCTGAAATAGTTTAGCCCGGTACCCAGGTAGTCGCTTACAAGCGCAAACCCCCACGTAGTGCCCAAATCGGCGGCTGTAGTTTCCCACACAGTATTATCAAGTGACCGCTCGAATGTTAAAGTACCGCCGTCGTAATCTTTCGTAAAACTCACCGCTATTACAGGCAGGTCTGCAAACTTTTCTACCCCTACCAATACGATAGCATTCGCCAGTACAGGGGTATCTGAATACAACACGCGCACCAATTCCACTTTTGTAAGTTTACCCGGGATATAATTTTGTATATTATTTACCAAATAATAATTTGAAAGCTGCTCAATGTAGATAAGGCTTTTAAAATCAAACGGCACTATATCGGCATCGGTTAACCAAAGGTAGGCAGTAACAATCTGCGTGCGGTCGAGTATTGCCGCAAACGGGTTGTAATATGCCGCCTTAATATCGGTAAAGCTCAGAGCCAAAAAACTTTCACGGTAGAACGCCGAAACACTGGCAGGAGTTCCCAACGCTTCAGAGTACACATTTATCGGCGTATCGGTTACGTGGTCGGCACGCATAAGGTAATAGCGCTTATCCAGCTGCTTATAATTAATCGTGTCGTCTTCTTTTACCTCTTTGTCCCAAAGTTTGTAAACGTTGCCCTCCTGCCCTAAGTATATGCTACGCTGACGCTCGGGGCTGTATATTTTACTTTGCAACACATTACGGCTATCGGCAAGGTTTACATTGTTCACCTGTATAAACGCGTCATTGTGGCTTGCCTCTTTATCGTTGTAGGTGTAGCGCATAAAGTTACGCTGCGCATAACTGCCAAAAGCATACGACTCATTATCTTTGCCGTGGTACTTTTTTGACCAGTCTACAACGTTACTGTTTTGCAGCACCTCTTGCAACGTTTGGAACTCGTAATTTTTACTGTACTTATCTTTAAACAGTGTAAGGCCGAAGCGTTGCACTATCTCATTTATAAAATCCTTAATACTGAAATCGGTAAACGCCGCTGTAAAATCTATATAGTTAGGGTCCACCCTTACAAGTGTAACTTCAAGCTCGTTGTCGTCTGCCGGGTTAAGTATATAGCCGCCGGTTTCGCCCACGCCTCTTGTAATGACTACCGCCACGCTTTCAAGTTCGTTGAGCTGGAACGGGGCAGACGTTAAATCAAATTCAATGCCGTAGGACAGGCTTTCGGCATCGGAACCGAATACATAATAATTGCTTTCGGTTAATGCGCCATTAGCCCATGCCGCCAAAGGGTCTAAGCCCTCACTGTTTTTCACGATACGGACATGGGCCGGTTGCGGTTGTACGCTGCCCTGCGTACGCGTTCCATACAGCGTGCCCTTTATCTCAAATCGATAGGTAGCCGTATCAGCTACTTTTAAATGCCTGTTTTCTATTAGGGCATTAAGCTCGTTCAGGTCGGCAAGGTTTACCTTTGCATAGTAGTAACCGTTAACGTTAGGGCTTTGAAATGCGTAGTCGTCACTATGGAAAACAGGATGGTCGTTTTCACCCGTAGTTCCTAAGCCTTTCGGAAAAGTAAGCCACAGGTTTTGAAAGTTGAAAGTGCTGAATACCGCACCTGAGTATGTAACATTAAAAGTCGACATTATTAAATCCCATAACCACGATACTTTAACGCTCGGCACCAGGTAGTCGATATTTACCTGCGGTAACCCTGTTTCCGGTGTAGTGTCGCCCGTGTTACCGTTGTAGTCGGCTAAAATATAAAGGTAGGGAAGCCCTGCGGTAAAGCTGGCTACCACTGTAGCTACGTCTTTGCTGTGGCCTATGCCGGTCAAATCTAAATCCGATAGCGCTTTGTTCTCTATATCTTTATACAAATCAACTATGCCGTCTACCAGGGCCACATCGTAAGTATCTCCAGCGTCGGTAACTATGGCGCGCCCGTTGTATACAAAACATTCGCCGCTTTCGGCGTATAGGCTTGCAAGTATTTTATTGTATGGTATAAGGGTAGTGTTACCGGGGACTGCCATATACTCCATAATACGGGTATTGGTTGCCGTCTTAGGGAGTTTAAAGGTATTGGTAAAATTAGCCTGCCTGCTGTTCACCGTTGCCAGGTCGTTAACCTGTTTGGTCTGCGCTATAACGGTGCCCGGGGCAAGCTCGGCCTTAACGCCGTTTAGGTAAAGTATGTAGCCGTTCATAGGGTAACGGTATCACGTTGCGGCAAATCAAAGTCAAGGGCGAAAACCGATTTATTATTTTTGTACTCCTTCACCCGTACAGATGTAGTTTTAAGGGTTACCTCCTGCCAGTCATATTTGCCATTGCGGCTAAACGGTGCGCCGGTAAACATATAAATTTTAGGGCTGTCAAGTATCTGCCTAACGATAGCGGCTTCCTGCTCGGTAAGTATCTCGGTTACTACCCTTATCGTATCTTGTACCGCCTGCCCAATGTTTAAGCTTCGCGCCCGTGTAGTTTGGATATTATCGAAATCAGTATAGAGGTCGCCCAGTGACTTAGTGCTTCGGTCGATAGCCGCCGTATCTTCAAACAGCCAATAACTAAAGCCTGCCGACTGGTTAAGGAATTTAAAATAAACGCCGCAACGGTGCGGTACTTTCTCAACTGTTAAGAATTTATCGGTAACCCCTCCCAGTTCAAAGTGATTTATTGTAAGCTGGTTCTGCCCCATTATAAGCGGTAGAAACTCTTCAATTGTTTCGTCTGTACGGCCGTCGCTAAAGAACAGGCGGCAAAGTATATAATTGTTTGTGGAGAACGCCGCAGAAAGCAGGTTAGTATTATTGTAGATAAAAATATTATCTTCGGGTGTATACACCGGCAAGTCAAATGGATAACCCTCCCAATACTTTACGTAATTGGTATTTGCGGCTAAGCCTGACAGCGGGGTAAGCACGTGCAAATCAGATTTGCTAAGGGCTTTATACTGACCTATCTGCTGCGCACCGGTCAGAAACGTAAAGGTAGCCGGGAAGCCCTCGGCGGTGTCGTCTGCTAAAGTTATGGTGAAGGTGTATATTTCCGAATTGTAGAACCCGGGTGCGCCATTGTATACAAAGCTATCGGCCTCGGTAATATCGAGGTCAGGCACCACGTTGTCTTCAAAGTTTTCGGTGTTGGCGTACGCCGCTAAGAACGGTTTAAGGTTTATGTAGAACGAACCATCGGGCGCAGGGTATAGCCGCACGGTAAAACCTGCATTCGTAACGTCGCAATATTTGGTAGGCGTGCCGCTGTCTTCGTAAAAGCGGAATACCTGGTTATTGTATACCCATCGTAACGTATCAGGGTTTAGTGCGTCTATAAAAATTATCATAGTTCTGTATCGGTTATATACAACTCGTTAGCTTCTTGGTTCCACTTTACGGGGTCTGCTCTTTTTACCGGTTGAGGTGCGGCATAAGCCGACGTAGGTATATCGCTGTAGGGCTTTACCTGTATGTCCGGGTTACTTTTCGTGTTAATGCCATTATTTCCGTTTTAAAATGTAGTGTACTGACCACACCCCTAAAAGCAGGGTACACAAACCGACTGTAATAGTTATCAGCGTTAGTGTTATCATGCTGCTGCCGTTTTTAAGTGTCGTACTATATCGCTGGTAAGAGTTGGCAGGTATGCCGCGCTTACCGAGTCTATTATTTTTTGTATTGCCTCGGCGGTTACTACTTCACTTATAAGCTCCACTCCGCCGTACTCTTCCCGTTTCCAGCCCTGCCTGCCAATCTTACGGGCAATGAGGAACGCAAGGCTGCTAATACTTATTTCACCCTGTAAACGGGCTGCTATGCCTTTATCGATTAGCCACTGCATAATTACGCTGCTCGGCGGCTGTTTACCTGGCCGCCTACCCGTTTCAAGTTGTTGTGAGTAGGCTAAGCCCAATACCGCAGCGTGGAAGCCTCCGTTCATTTTCTCGCTTACAACCGTTTCAAGGCTATCAGCCCATTTACCGCTTGACCGCATGCCCTTAGCGTCGTATGCCTCGATTAGCTTGAGGCGTAAAGCCTCGAAGCTATCAAATAATATTTCGTCAGCGGTTTGCATTACGGCTGCGGTATTGTTATCATAAGTGCTTCGCTAAATGCGGAGTATGCTCCTGCTATACTCTTAAACCTGCACTTAAATTCGAACGGGGTAAGCACCGGTAAAGGCGGTACCCGCTGCATAAGGTCAGCTTTATGCCCTGCCTGGTTTATATCGAACGGCATGCCGTCGATAAAAGTACGATACAGTTCGCCATCTATGAAAAACTCTAATCGCTCGTAGCCTGGGGCGTAATGCTGAACATCGTATTCATACATGAAGCTAACGCCTATCGTGTTATAGCTTGTAACTTCAGGATTATACGGGGGTGAAAGTGTATTCACGTCGTAAGCTACCACCTGCAAGTTATAGCCTTTAGTTATTTGCCCCCCGTCATAGAGTACCTGTAGCCCAAAAGTAACATTGTCTTCAGTATCGGGCAGTGTACCTGTAATTAAACCGGTTACCGTATCAACGCTCAAATAGTCGGGAAGGAAAGAAGCGTTATAGCCGCTTATTGTATGCCCGTTAGCGTTCACCGTTATTTGCAGGCTCAACTCAGTACCTACTGTAAAGTAATTACCCGAGCCTGAATTAGTGATAACGGGTAAACTTCCCCCGCCGCCGGGCTCTTCGCCTCCACCGTTAGATGGTACGTAAGTACTTTCTATCCGCATACGGTAGCTGATTAGCAGCCCGTCAAAATTAGCATCGAGCGCGTCGGTTATGTCGATGCAATCCCATTGCGATACTGCGATACTGTCGCAGGCCAGTTCGTTGCCCATGGCCTTAAACGTTTCAAGCAACGGCTCGATGTTCAAAGCATATTTACTTTGCGATACGTTGCCGTTCTCGTTGAATACTGGCGCATCAAGGTTGCTATGTTTTACCAAAAAGAATTTACCTTCATACGTTACGGCGGTTATGCCTGTACCTGTTTGATTGTATTCACTTTTACGGTTGGTATACTCATGCAGCATATAGACTTTATCGGCTTCGGCGGTACCGTCCAGTATATTCAAAGCAGCTTTTTTACCGTAGTGGTATTCAAGGCCGCGGCCTTCTGCGATGTCCTGCAATATTCTTACTATGTCCTGCATTTAAATCTAAGTTTTATTAGCCCCCATAGGCCTGCTATAATTGCGCCTATGCACCAAAGGGCAAAGCCAAATACCGCTGCTAACATAATCAGGAAAACTACACCCCCTAAATACGCCATGGTTTAACTGTTTTTAAGTTTATAAAAATCCTGCTCTACTTCGCTTTGTGTTTTAACGGCTACCAGCAGGTTAAGCACTTCGCCGTATGGCTTGCGGCCCATGTCAAAAGGATAAGCACTGAACAGCTTACCCAGGTTAACCAGCGGTAATATATCGCTCATAGGCTTTAGCCTGTCGCTACCTGCACGCCTCCATAGCTCTTCATCTTCTGACTTACTGGCAAATAGCTTTTGCTCCTGCTCGGCTAAGATAGTAAATTCCTGAATAATAAACGCTTTAGCCTGAAAATATTCTATAGCGGGTGCGTTCCATATTATTTCCTGCTCTACTTCAAAACATACCTCGAATAACTCAAGGGCTGCCTCTAATGTAGACCGCTGCAATAGTTTTAAGCAATGCCTGGTATTGATATACGGCATAGCGTTTACGTTGAGTAGCTGCCCTGCAAATCCGTTTTTCGCTTTTAAAGCAGAAAACAGCCCGGTGTACAGGGCTGTAGGTTTCTCGTAGTATTGCTTAAGGGTTGGGCTTTTCAAGAGGTGTAAACTGCAATTCGTTTATATCCATTAGGAGCAACCGAAAACCCGCCCGGATATTTATGGCAGTAAGCTTTTAGTTTTTCATAGTCGTGAGACTCACTAATTCTTTCGGTAAGCTCCGCATTAAAATACTCTTTACCGGCATGCTGTTTTAAATCACCGTAATCCGGGTCTACATATAATTCGACTCCTGTTTGCTCTTTTATTAACATCAGGGTTTTTTCTATAACTACATTCATGGTTTTTTGCTTTTAAATTATAAGCAAATATAAAAATAAGTTTTTAATAAACCTAAACTTTTTTTATCTATTTCCCACCCGCACTTTAGCTGTATAGTTTTTACGCAGTGCAAACCAGTAGCGCATCATAATACTATCCCACTCGTCAGGGCTGCGGCCTATATGCTCTTTAACTTTATCCTTCGGTATTACGCCCTGCTTGCCGTCTTTGTCAATATCTTTCAGCTTTACCTGTTCCATTTCTTCAGATGTGATACGCTGTACCTCGCTATCTTCGCAGACTTCGGCAGCCAGCTTATCCGCAATCAACTCAGCCATTTTAATACTGCATTGGCTTTTAAGGTTGTCGTAATTGGGTTTAACGTAAACAGTACCTTCCAGCATTTCAAGCGGGCTACTGTTATTTACAAAACCTTTACATCGCAAACCATCTACCACACCGCCGCCTACGCCGTCCTCGTCTGCGATAATGTTACCCAGCGGTACGCCGTTAGCGGTTGCCAGCTTACGGGCCGCTGCGATTGTCTCGGGAATAGTTGACACTGCCAAAGCAAAGCGGTGTATCACTACCCAACCATGCCACACACGTATCACGGTTTTGTCTTTGCCTTTACGGGCCACGTCGATAGTCATGTACTTTTGGCCTTCGGGCTTTACATGACACTCTGACAGGCTTTGTACAAAATAATCGCTTATACTGTCATGGTCGATAAGTGTTGCCGGGTCGTCGTCATACTCCCAGTTACCGAAATAAAGACGCTCACGGCTGTTTTTGTCAAGTCTGAGCAACGATTGCAGGTAAGAGGGGTGCAAGTGTGGGTTATCGGTAGGTAGGCTCTGTATAAAGCGTCTGTGCGTGTCAAGTGATTTGCCCCTTGCGGGTTTGTAGAACTCGGCATAAGTCCAATTTTTTGAAGGGTTGCAGGTTCCCAACATTTTAGGTGTAAGGCCATACTCGGTTAGCTTGTAACGTATACGGCTTTTCACTATCTGCCATGCGCCATACGTTACCTGGTTGCATTCGTCAATGAATGCACCGGTAATTTCTAACGAGCCTAAACTATCAAAGTTTGGGTCGCTGGGGTACAGCATCAAATCTTTAAGAAGTATTTGGCTGCCGTTGTTCCAGTTGATAACGTTGTCCTGTCCGTTGTATTTGAATTGCGGCCCCAGCTTTAAAAGCGTTGCCAATTCAAAAAAGGTATTGAGGGTAGTTTCTTTAAGGGATTTTAATTTGCTCCGGCCCATTAGCCACCTGGTGCCTGGGTACTTTTGGCACTGCTCTATTAACCAAAGGCATCCCAATGCGCTTTTACCTCCGCCCGCCGCGCCGCCGTATAAAATCTCTTCTGTAGTTTTATCCTTGAGGTAGTAAACAGCATTATTCTGTTTTGGCAGCAGCTCCATTGCCCAGGTTTATCACGTTGATACTTTCGCCGTTTGTCGTTACATCGGTTTTGTCAGTAAGCCCTAACTTGCGGGCAATGATGCTCGGGTTGTAAGCGCCGACCGTAGCCCCTTCAAACTGGTGCATCTCAATAACCGCTCTTATGCGTGAGCAGACTTCCACAAAATCAGTATGCTTTTCATAGTTCAGAAACGTTTGGTGCGCTATATCTGCAAACAAGCAAAACGTTTCAATACTCATAGGCGTAGATGTTGGTATCTTTACAAGCGCTCCGGCCATGTCCCCCGACTTAATCGCCTCGTGCTTTACCCAAGATCTGCCAGCCATCCATTTGAAATACTTTTCGGCTTCATCCCAAAAAGCCTCCGGGGTATACTTGTGGTCTCTCCCGTGCTTGTTTCTGAATTGCCAGTAATTGTTTCCTAATGCGGCCATGGTTTAAATCTTTGCCACAAACATACGAATAAATTTCAAACTACCAAAAATATTTTCATTGCTTCAAAACGAAACAAAGCGTAAACCATAAAAAAAGAGTACGTTTCTCGTTTAACCCGCTGCAAATCAAAACGTTAAGGCCGTTTTTTGACAAATTGTAAACCATAAACCATAAAACCCTTATAAGGCGTATAGGCGTTTTACGCGTTTTACGGGTGCATTTATGTGTATATATTCCCTTATTATTATATAAATAATCTTTTAGTAATAGTATGGTTTACATGGTTTATTTTGACGTGAAGCCCAGTGTTTACCGGGGTTTCCCGGTAAACCATAGTACGTTTACATGGTTTACATGGTTTACGTTTTTTGGCAAAACACTGTTTTCAAAAGTTTGCGGTTTTTATCGTTTACATGGTTTATCGGCATGGAAAGCCCAGTGTTTACAGGGGTTACAGCGTAAACCATATACGTTTACGTACGTTTACCGAAAATTCTTTGGTACACCACTGTTAAAGTTCCTTTTTTTTCGGGCAGGCTGTTTTTAGCTATGATTTGCTGCCCTGAAAAGTGGACGGCATACCCCGCTAATACTATTCTTGTAAGTTTATACTGACTGGAAAACTTTGTCGCCCCCTCAATTTTAACACTTGGCTCTGCTTTTCTGCTTAAAAAAAGTACATCGTTGAGGGGTTTTACTACCTGCACGGGGCTATGGGTTGGAAAGTTTCGGGTAGTTTCTATGTAAGCCGCCCGCAGTTTCACCGACCGTCTCTGTATATCAATTGACACAATTTCATAATAAATACCCGTCATTTTATCCTGCGCCCACACGTATTTTTTACCCCCGTCCTGCCTTCCGGCAGGTATGTAAAACGGTTCGCCGCGCTCTGCTTTTATATCCGTAAGTGATAAAAAAGGCACTGTAGTATCAGTGCCTTTTAAATTAATCTCTGCCATTTTCGATGCGAAGTTGAAGCGGATAACATCAACTTCGCCGCCTTTATAATTTGCTTTCATACCCTGCAATTATTACACTTATCATTGTCGTCTAAGTCAAGTTCTATATCGCAGGGGCTTCCACATGTCGGGCATCGATCTACCGGCTCAAAAAAACTACTTGGTGAACTATTCATAACTTATAAAGTATTTAATCGTTCTTTAAACAGGCCTTCAAGCAATACCAGGTACACCATAGCGTCGCCCAGCTTCTCATTTACAACCGCCTCGGTAGGTACTTTACCACTGTCAAGGTCGTTCACCAGGTCAACTACACTAACGAAATGTTTTGCAGCAAAGCCCAGCAGCGCACGCTCAGGTGTACAGCCTAACATCTTACCACCTGCATTGAAGTTATGGAATACATTGCCGTTACGGCGGTACTCCCTACCCTTTACAAGTATCAGCCCCCGTATAGCTTCCAGCCTTGCAGCTACCACAGCTTCAAAGCGTTGCTCTTGTGTATGTAGTATTGGCTCGCCAGTATAAGGCTGCCACATATCTTTAGGGTAAGTATCAGAGTAAGCTCCTACGTACGTACTGCCCCCTGTTTTAACCACTGTACCCGCGAAGTGAGTGGCCGTATGCTTGCCATCATTAACTACCACATTATTTAAAGGGCTTATGAAATACTGCCCCGCTACGCTATAGTTTATTACAGGGAAATCAGTAACGCCAGGTAATTCAGCAGGCTGGTCTTTAACTTCCGGCTCCTGCTTAAGCACGTGCTGCTTGAACTGCTCGAAAGTAATTTCGGTGTAACCTTTTGGGACTATAGGTTCAGATAAATGGCCTCCATCTATCTCGGGGTATACAAAATAACTTTCCGTAGTAGGTAGTCTGTCTTCATAAGTCGATAAGGGCGCGTTTGTTTGCTTATTAGCATCTACCCACGGCAGGAACTCCTCAGCCTGCTCTTCGGTTTCACACTTCAAAGCCCATTTCTCAGGCAGTACAAAACTATCGGCCTTTGCATGGATACGAAGCAAATCCCATTCTGCCCTTTCTGCCTTATCCGCGAGCTCACTCGGCGTTAGCCCTGTACGGTTGAACGCTTCCAGCGCATCGGCAAATAACTGGGCGTGTGCCCTATCGCACAACTCATAAACTCCGCTAAATCGCACCCTCGCGTCGGTACCTATGCTAACGCCCGTATACTTTTCGGCGTCAGATTTATAAATATTAACTTCTCCGATAAGAACATGCTCTTTATCTACTTTCATTATTTCTTACTGTTTAACTGGATTACTTTATTTTCTATGCGGTCAAGGTCTTTAAGTACTGCCCTGATATTATCGAACTGCAAAGCCTCACGGTGCGCTCCTGCTTCAGATATGAAGCCCGAAGTGTTATAGCTTACTACGTTATCATTAACGCTAAAGATACCTAATCGGGTGTAACGCACCTGTGAAAGCCAGTTATCCCCTGTAAAATATAGATAGTACAGCCTACCCTCTTTTACTATTTTGAAGTCAAACACCCTTTTCTTAAAGGGGTTGAAGTACCCGGCGCTGTTCACTACTACGAACCTGGGCGGGATAACCGCTACGCCTATTATAAGGCCAGCGAAAGCGGTTATTAGAAATGCTTTGATAATTGTTTCCATGATTTACTATTTAAGTATTATTGCCCCGCTATCTTCCCCTACAAGAAAATCAACCTCATGCCTGAAGCATTCAGGGCGCGTTATTTTACCGTCTTTATAAAGGTCTGTGGCAATGATAGCTTTTGCCTCTAAATACGCCTCGTTATTTAATGTAATGCACTCGATTTGATACATACCATCAACACCCATAAAACCCATATTTCCCTGAACCGTAGTATTTTCGCCTCTTACCACGTGTACCTCGGAGTAGTTGCCGTACACTTTAACACTTTCAACAACAGCATTGTTTATTTGTTTAAAATGTCCATATTTATCAACACGCGCATTCACTAAATCCCCTTTTTTAAAATTTTTCATAATTCAATTTTTCAAAGGGCGGCGTTAACCGCCCGTGGTTAGTTCTATCTTCTACCGCAGTTCATGCACCTTATGGCGTTGTTATCAGTAACATCAACCCGGTTCCCAGTAACTACATCGCTATCGGCTGAAACCTCTATGCTTTCTTTTACAGTAGTGTTTATACATTGTCTACATAAAACTGTCTCGGCGGCAGCTGTTCCT